CTCATCGTACTTGAGGGCTTTCTCATCAAACTTTTCGGGCACTACTGAGTTGGACCAAGCAAAGAACTTGGGACAATAGAACAGCTTAGCATGATATGGTGTGGGGATCTTTCTCTTGTCAACTACTACCTTAGCAGGATGATTGGCTTTTAGTTGACTGATCTTCTTCAATCCAGCTAGTGGACCAGACTGAAGGAAGACAGGTTTGCGCATCTTGGCAACAAACTCTTCCAACTCCACTTGCTGTGGAGTCTTATTCTCTTTAAGGCGCTCGAGGTTGAACTCGGAGTATGAATTGAAGTCAAAGTTCTTAAGAAAAGTATCAAAGCTATAAGTGATGCTACAATTGTGGCAATGGTATAGCGTCTTATCCTTCTTGGTGTAGATGAAGCCTCGAGCCTTGCGTTTATCGGCCTCAGAGTCACCACAAAAGGGACAACTGAAGTTGATCAATCCACCAGACTTACGTTTGTAGTTCCTAAGCCTTACCGATACAAGACCTAGGTACTTCTGTTCCAACCAAGTCATCATGACAACTAACTCTCAATTCCATCAATTCATAGTCTCATTATACACCACCTCATGATGGAATGTCAACTACTAGCGGAAAAATTTGCTCACTAGTATAGGAATTAGCCATGATGCAACGGACACTACACCCATGGCCATCCAGATATATTTTTGGAGAGATTCAATTTTTGTATTCTGCTCGTCATGCTGGACTTTAGAGTTATTACGGCTGGTTTGTACTTCAGTCCGTAGATCATCATGCATGTCTTTGAAGCGCTCGTCAATTTCACCGCGGCGCTTTTCAAACGAAGCAATCAAGTTGTCAATCGTCTTTTCTTGATAGTTAATTTTTTGCTCGTGGACGGCGAGCATCTTGGACACATCAGCAGCAACACCAGCTAATCTTTGTATTGCTTCATCTATTTTAGAAAATCTAGAATCTTCTGGTGTCATTTTGGAATACCTGGCATTGATCTTTTAAGCATTGGAAATAGGACCCGAAGCTTCTTTTTCTTCTGATGGACTCCAGGTTCGCCTTTAGGTCCTACTCCTATTCCGTCAATACTACCAGTCCCAACATTATTGAGTGGCACAGGAGACTGAATGTCTTCCTTTACGTTATCCATTCCTTATCCTCCTGAGCGCATTTACTATAGTTTGGTCTAGTGGTATTTCGTCCGTATTAACTTGAGTATATTTACCAACGTTGTATAAAACCGTAGGAAGAGCATTTAGTAATATCAAGAAAGGCTTAATACAGTGATATTGCTTTTCAGTCTTCACATAAAGTATCTTTGCCAAGTGAACACCAAAACAATTATGCAAGGTAATCACATGATTTAGAATTAGTCTTTCTTTTAACTCACCAGAGTCTTCATATTTTGTCAGTAACTTTTTTATATATCGGATCCGACTCAAGTCTTCTAAAAATTCATCTGAACTCTGCATTCCAGGATTATCATAAACCTTGGCACAATATACTAAAAAATTTTCTTCTGTGAGTCGTTCCTTAATCAAATCTACTACCAGGTCTCAGTGAGAGTAGTCTTAGCCCACCTATTATTAGCTACACATACGTATAGATTTGTACTGTTATATGCAATTTGTCCTGGAGTACCGGTAGATGTATTGCTGGTTGGAACTGAATTGGATATAAACTTAGCTGGTATAGAATTAGCAAAATTTCCAGCGGTGATTGTTCTTACACTGGCATTACCAGATGGATTCACTAAGACAACCACCCTGTCCGTTGAAGACAGGGTGGTGGCTACAGGAAGCGCAGATACCTTTACTTCTGACATTTTATAAGTTACCTATTAAGTACCAGGGAAGAAGGTATCATCGGTTGATGCATCATTAGCGGATGCCGGAGTACCATATGCTGCAGTCTGAGCGCCGAGAGAGCCCATAGCAACCAATGTTTCATGATGTACACGGCCAGCACGGCCACCAAGAGTAATTGTTACTGTACCGCTAGTTGAAGAAGCTAGATTTGCAGAGAATGTTGCACCGGATCCACCAGATGCACCGCCGGTTGAATTGGAAATTGTAACAACTGCAGTGCTGTTTGCCGCTGTATTAGCAAACAAACCCTTATTGGTAATAGAGAATGTTAGAGTACCACCAGTTCCATTTGTTGAAACGGTAGCAGCTGCATTTACAGCACCGTTTGATACAGTAATAAGGTCTGTATTGTTGTATCCAGTTGCAGTACCGGTATACTTGATTTCTACCACACCCTTCTCACGGTTAAAAGCAATAGCAGCCATGGTTGTATTGGTAAAACCTGCGCCACCAGAAGTTACCGCAACGGATGTCATATTGCCAGTACCGTTGGATGTAATTGTACCGGTAGCATTTGTTCCGCCGTTTGAAACTCTAATTGTCTCACCGTTGGAAAATCCAGAACCAGCCGCTGTTACTGTGAAAGAAGTTACAGGGCCTGTACCTGCGCGGCGAAGGTTCCAACCTGCATGTGCACCACGCTCAACAGAATTATTCAATACATTGTTAGCCATTTCTGGTGCAGATACACCAAATACGCCGACTGCCATTCCTGAAATGAATGCGCCCGGTGTAGCATTGTTAAACATTGCTACGTCTGTGGCGGCGCGCGAACCGGCAGATGTATTGCCGAAGTGAGCATTAGCTCCGCCGCCGAGTTCAACAGCAGTGTATGTACCAATAGGAGCTCCGTTTGACGTCTCCCTTGTAGTTGTGCTGTTTGCAGTAACAGCTTGATCATTTCTACCCCAAAGTGGCATTTCTCTATACTCCTGATGGATTGTTTTTGCTATTTATTCTTTATTTTGTTTTCATCAGAGATAGTGTAGTCAGCTGTATTGTGCTTGACTCCAAACCCACTCTGGTCTTGATTGGCGCCACGAATAGGTGAAGAAACAGAAGTTGGAGGTGTATTACTCTTCAACTTCTTATTCTTCTTTGATTCCGTAATCCAACCGCGAAATGTAAGCATTAGGCCTTTTCGATCCTGTGAACCTCGTGATCACCATAATCATCACTGTCCATCCACTTATCCATTGCCTTTGCATGTGGGAACTTCTTGGAGAATGATGTGCTCTTCATACCCTTTACACCACTGACAATTCTTGGCTCGTGATCTTCAAGACCGCGTTCGGTTGAAGCCTCGGACACATTAAACTTGGATGCAATCTCTTCAAGACGAGCAAGTTCTTCGTTTGAGAATTCTTCGTTGTGAAGCTTGATCTGTGGCTTTGAAACAGTTACAGACTTAGATCTGTTATTATAATCGACTGTATATCTCTTTTCAGACTTATTGTGTAAACCATGATCTATTTCACCGACGTTTCCAACAATACCGTGATAATCCTTACCAGGCGCGTGGATTTTTACTCTTGAACCTATCTTAATGGCTTCATCAATCTGCTCGGCTTCTTCATTTGTTGTCTTGTCGTGCGTAGAATCTGAGCCGGAATAGCGATAACCCATCGTTCCACCAATTCTCTTTGCCTTATATCCCTGTACACCTAGCTTCATATGCTTATGCACAGTATCAGGGCTAACACCTGCTCTCTGACCAATCTTTTCTGCAGAGTGATGTGCAACAAAGAAGTCATTTGGATGCTTAGCTTTATGCTCGTTAGACAAATCCTTGATAGCATTTAACACCTTGGTCTTGGTTGCAAAGCCCTTAGTATTTTCATCAACTGATTCTACTTCCTCGCTGTGGAGCTTCTTCAAGTTCTTCTTGAAGTAATCCACAGCCTTCTGCTTGTAGTCATGACCGTGTTCGTCCTTAGTGAATGTCTTATGTGGCTTCTCGTTAGCAGCCATTACAGTTGCTGATGGAGACTTGTCTGGACGAGGACCTGAGTACGAGACGTAGGGCTTGATAGCTTCTTCAATTTCTTCCTCCACGCCACTATCTTCACGGTCTATTTTGCGAAGCTTTTGAGATGCCTTTACAATACCTTCTCGGCGCGAAGTCTTTACTTGATCAGGTGCTAGTTTTGCAACCTTGGTAACATATGAACCAAGAGTTGACTTCTTTAGCTCATCAATTTGTTCGGCTTCTTCCTTCATTGACTTCTTAATAGCCTTGCGACGATTATGCAAGTACTTGTCTGACTTATCGACATCACCATCGTTGTCAATATCATCATTTTCCTTACCGACCGGATCAAGCTTCTTCTTGCTCTTCTTTTCGGTAACGTCGTCATTGACGTCTCGGTCATTGGTTTCAGGATCGGTATCAACTACCGTCTTACCCTTGCCGACATTATTTGCAGACTCATTTCTCTTCTCTAGAAGTTCACGAGTAGCAGCAATAAGGCTTTCAGGAAGCCCAAAGTTTCTGTTGATTGACATTGATCTTCCTTCGTCAATTTTCTTTGTTTTGATTTCACCAGTCTTAACTAGCTTAGAGTCCTTAGAGTCCGGAGCTGGATCATCCGGTCTAGATACATTCTTAATCTTTACACGAGCCTCAGTACCTGGTGATGCTTGTTCTTCAAGACCCTTGTATTCGATTGACTTTACGGCACTTACACCGTAATTCTTTGCAAGGTGTCGAGAGACTTTATTTCTAGCTTCTCTAGTATCCACTGCGGGAACCTTTAATACAAGCTTTACACCCTTGGGCTTAGCACCAATTGGTTCTAATGTTTTATCATCAACCATCTTATACTGTCTGTCATCATCTGATTTCATACGAACATGAAATACGTGCTTTGCTTCAGTTAAACTATTTTTAGTAGCCATAGCCAGTGTTTCCTTCTTGCGCTTCTCAGCATCAGCTGTGCGATCAGCAATCTTTTTTTCTTTTTCGTTTTTGCTATTAGCTTTTCTATCAGCAACGTCTGCAGCTATTCTAGCATTACGCTGAGCACCATCAGACGGACCTTCACCGTGGTGCTTACCACTCTGCGATGCAGTCCTAATAGTGCGCTTGCTAATTTCGTTACGATAATTTGTTGTCATTTGCTAGAAGCTCTGAGCATCCATCCATGCTTTTCATGAATGTCAATTCGGTCTTGAAAGAAGTTAGCAATTCCGCTCTTGCCGGCCTTTTCAGCCAATCTAAATGCCTTATCAAGTTCTGTAATGAGTTCTACATTATCTGTTTGTAGCTCACTGAGCATTCCTCGAGCATTGGGAATATTGACTTGATCACGAATTACGGAGAGCTGTGAAAATCTAGACATGCTTCCTGGTGCATAAGAATCAAGTGTTCTTAAGTGCTCGGCAATTGTATCTACTGCACCCCATACTTCCGCATAGATATCACCAAATAATGTATGATACTGTGGGAAACCAGGACCTTCAACATTCCAATGGAAGTTATGGGCCTTGAGATAGAAAGCAAAGGTAGAAGCCAGTGCTACCTTCATTTGTTGTGTTAGATCATCCATTATCTGTCTTCTTCTTTCTAGGCTTACGCTTTTTTACTTTCTCTTGTACTGCAATGACAACTTCAGCCACATCAGCCTTGACTTCCTCAACAACAACTTCAGACTTAACGTCTTGCTTAACTTGATTCTCTGTAACCTTATGAGTTTCAGCATCAAGTTTCTTACTGTAATAATGCCATCCTATCATCATGGCAAGGATTACCAGTACTATTACGTATTCCATATTAATTCTCCGTTACCATGCTTTGCAGCTCCAATACCTTGCCTTAGTCTTTGGTCCTGGATTATCACAATTATGTCTAGCTCTAAAACTCTTTCGACGACCTGGAATATGCTTCTTGATGGTCATATTAGGATCGCCAAACTCTACCTTCTTTACATTTCCGGTGCTTGGATTTTTGACGTAGACCTTTGACTTCTTTACGTCACCCTTCATAGGCTTTCCAAGTGACACTGATCTGCCCTGGTATTCAGCTTCATCAATACTTAGGCATTCACGTACTACCTGCTTGATGATCTGACCAGGAGTTGACTTCTTGTAGTTGCTGGTCAGTGCATTAGTACCGATTTCTCTATTGACGGCCTTAATAGGATTCATTGACTCTTGTGCAGACTTAAGTGCGGATGCAGTAGGAGCACCCTTTTCACCAGGCTTGCGCATACGCTCACCAGAACCAGCTGCAATTCGCTTGCGCTTAGCATGTATGTTAGCCCATAGGCCTGTTTTTTCTTCAATGCTCATAGGTTGCTCCTATTGTTATCGCTATTTATAAAAGATATTATCTAGTGACTTCTTCCCAGTCCATAGAGCCATAGACCAATTCGGTGTTTGTGGAAGCTGATACCTCTAGAGTAAGCGCACTGGGCGTACCTGTTAGTCCGTTGCGCTCCAACTGAAACTTAAAGAGTGTCTCTCTTAGGATGTCGATGGATGTACTACCCTGTTGTGTAGAGGTGAAGAATCCACTGGCTAGAATTCTTCCACCTGAAACGGCTGTGCCGGCAATCGTGTACTCAATTGCAGAATCTACACCTGCATCAGCCCACGAGCCGGTTGTCACCGTAGAACCTGCAGCCACTCTCCATGCATAGACACCTGTAGAAACACCCATTAGTGATATAGCGGTAGGAATGACAATAGCATCAAGAGCTGTTGATTTGAGTCTTATGGATACAACGGGATAGTAAGTACCAGCTGTCGTTAATGCCTTAGGTGTGGTGATAGATGTACCTACTGCCTGCTGAAGCCCTCTAAGTTCATAACCACCCTCGGATATAACAGTTGAGCAGACTTGTTTCATTGTGCTAGCAGTTGCTGTAGCTCCGCCATTATTCTTAATCTCGTATCTGACCGGTAGACATGCAGTTGTCATGTATGTAGAAGTTATAAGATTAGCATGATGAAATGAGTGGCAGTGTATTAACTGACCATTGATTACAAACCCGCATCTAACTGTTCCTAGACCAAGCCATTCAATATCAAAGAATGAAATTTGAGCCTTGCTTATATCAAGGGTAATACCGGATGGACTTGATGGAACAGCACCTAGAAGTGTATCTACATTCCAATTTGATTGCGCCACACGAGTTTCTGATATGCTACCACCGACGTATGATCTCTCAACAAAATAGAGTGTTGAGCCGTCAAGCTCTAGAAAGACACCATTTTGCGCACCAAAATAACCAACCCTTTGTCTTAGGTTTGTCTTAGCAGCATTGAATACAAAGGTGTTTAGATTCTGCAATGACTTACCCGGCTGGTAAGCAAATACTTTAGTAGTTTCTCTAATTATTTCAGCATTTGATGTTGTAGGTAAATTCAGTTCAATAAGACCTGCATTTGCATTATGTGCATAAGTAGCACCTGCAGTATTTGAAGTGTTCCACAATCCATTATCTTTATAACGATGTGAAGAATCAAAGAGTGTTAATGGTTGTGACACTCTTGCCCGGCCAAACGCATCAACTGCAGTTCCTGATGGATTAGCAGGTCCAACAAGATTACCGTACTGATCGGCCAACATGACCACTTCAAAGATAGTCTTGCCATCTGGTAGATACTGATGCGAATCTTTTCTAAATTGTGCCATTAACTCTGTCTTTCCAACGATTCTCGAATGACACGGAGTACCGTGCCAAATCTTATAATTCCTGTTGTATTATTTAGCTCTTCCTTAAGCTTCTTAGGCTTTGGAGGCTTTACAGGCTTTGGTGCATTCATACCAGCTTTTACATCGTCAAACATTTCTTGAGCATGTGCAGGACTTACGTGATCTGGAATTCCCTGTTTGAAGCCCCGCAGGTTATTTGCTGCTACGTGTGCTCGCATTTTTGATGCCGACATACCAGCCACACCTTCTGCATCCGGATCTCTTTCACCAGCAGACACAACATTGACAGACTTGAAGTTGAAGTCCTTGCCTGGTCCATTATACTGATCAATGAGCTTCTTAAAATGTTCTACACGATCTGAACCTGCAACCATAGTCAGATGAGTTACACCTTTACCGTGCAGGGCCTTAAGATGATGCATGAATGTAGGCATTTCTTTGGTTGCAGCAGACAAATTAGCACCTGGAAAGAATCTCTTAGCATGCTTGAGCTTTTGTTCAGCGCTCAATGGATTACTAGCAGGATCTTGTGTATGTGAAAGTACAATGGAATGATCAGCATTATTTGCTTTGGCAACTTCCTTGACTTTATCAACGAGGGCTGCATGACCAACAGTCGGTGGGTTCATTCGACCGAATGCAAATACGTGATGAACTTCTTTGTCAGGCGGTGGTGTTGCCGCAGGATCGGTACGACCACGATTATTAGCAAAGTTAAAGCGACTGAACTCGGCTCTATCAACTAGCTTAGTAGGACGACCATTTCTTGTTGACACAAAACCTTCAGGCTTTACTTCATCACCACCGACGCTATGCTCAAATTCTGTTGGATTACCAAGAGCCTTGATTAAGGTATCCTTGGCCCTTTGTAGATGCCCGTGCATCTCAAGACCGGCAGAAAATCCTGGACCATGTTGTCTGACACGATCAATCATGCCATTGAACTGCTCATTCTTTCTACCTTTGGCAGCATCGGTCTTTACCTTTGCAGCTTCAGTATCACGTCTCTTTTCTAGATGCTTTACGTAACCATCAGTGGTTGGTTTAGTACCATCCCTAACTGTGCTATTAATGTACATCTTTAGATGAGAATCATGATCGCTCATTGTGTCTAGAGCTTCAGGAGTAATTCTTCTGTAAGAATCTAGAGCCCGAGCCATATGGCCTTCATATTCCTTTTGTGATGCTTCATCATGCTTGTGATTAACATCAGGACGAACTTCTGGGTTGACTAGATTAACATGTGGATCTTGTCTGAATGCTCCATGGTCAACATCAAATCCGGCTTTCATATCGTCCAACTTCTTGCCGGCATACTTGGTATGAACCACAAAACCCATCTTTGATGCTGCTATTTTTCTACCTTGAGCAGATTCCTTATCAGCACCGTATGTAATTGTATTAGGTGTGAACTTGTACTTTCCGTTTTCATCCCTCAAGTCATCATGATCATAAAGGAAGTCACCTTGGTAAACACCGCCACCATGTGGCATTACCTTAGGTAGATGATCTAGTGCTGACTTGAGTTTTGAAACAAGTCCTGGCGCATGACCATGATTTCTATCTATGTCTTCATGACTATAATTGATCTTTGGATCAGCATTAAATGCAGACTTGGATGCTACAAAAAATCTGCCGGTTTCTGGGTGATGTCCAAAGACCACACTTGGAGAGCCGTCATATTTTACAGTTACTTTAGACTTTGACTTTTTACCACGCATAAAGTTGTGTAAATCATCAAGATTATCCGCTGCATGCTTGATTCCTTCATCCCCGCCATGGATGATATGATCTTCTGCATGCTCAAGATGTTTGAGCTTATCTACGTCTAAGGACTCAGTCAGGAAGTTTGTAAAGGTCAGCATCTTTTCTACCGCTTTCATCTTGTGTATTTAAGTTCGTAGTTGATCCAACCCTGCTTACATGACAGATCAGTAGCTGCAGATTTGTAACCAATGAACTTTAGCTGAGTACTAGCACTGCTCAACCAGTTAAATTTTAACTCTCCATTGAGCCAATCAGTTATATTTAAGTTTCCTTGCCAATAGTCTTTACCGCGCAAAATTTCTTTTATTTGTTCTACGCTCTTTGGATCATTATCCAATGCGGTTGCAATAGCTTTGTTAAAGAAATTACTCATAGTTAATGGCAAATCTTTTATACTTGGATCTTTTTGCTTTATGGCAGTCAATACAAGATTGAGAGTTTCATTATTGAGTTGCTTTTGTAAAGCAAGATCATATACCTTAGATGGATCGGGAACTTCTTTGGACGATAATTTTAAAATATTTCTTATGCCATAAGTGTAGACTATCTGTCTAGATTTATTAAAGGCCAAGCCATTAGAACTAGCAGTTTCTAATATGTCTTTAAAGACACTTTTTTGTAACTTATTTTTATTTTTTATACCAGTTTCGAAAATATTGCTAAAAAAGCTAGCCTGAGCCCCTCTACCAAATTTAGAACTTATTGAATAGTAAGTTCCATCTTGCATCTTAATAAAGCTATCAACACCAGAAAATTGAGGATCCGTAGGTAAGTAAAATTTTTCTGGTGTTCCTCTAAATGGATTGGTTGCAAAGAACTTATTTGTATTTCTTGAAAATAATACCCAGCCAGGAAGTACTTCACCAGCATAAACACCGATTATATTTTTCTTTCTTATGGAAATTTCTGGGTCCCATATAAACTTACCGGTTCTAAAGAAACCTTCAAATGTATCCGCTACTGATTCACCCAATAAATTGTTATTTCTAGAGCCATTTATAATAGACTTTTCTATTTCTTGAGCACTAGTAAAGGCAACACAAGAGATACTTTCACCCATCGAATTGAACTTAGCACTTTTGCCTAATGTAGTAAATACTCTAGAATCTAATTGAGTCAAACTTCCTACAGTCTTTGAATCTGCTTCGGGCTTTGCCAAGACGGTAAGATTATTTATAGTTACACCACCAACCGAACTTTTCCATCCTGGACCTGAAGTTACGTATTTACCGTTTAATGTTTTGGCAATCGACTTCAAGGCATCTCTACGTTCTGTATCCGGAATGTAGATAATCAGTCTCTTTTGTGTATCAGTAACTATCTTTTCATAACCAAGTCTTTTCAGTTCTTCTGTAAGCTTGGCTACTAAATTTATATTAGACATTTGTGCTTTGGAATTCCATGGCTAAATTCTCCACATTACTTTTGTGCTATTTATGCAAAAAGGGGCCGAACCTTGCGGCCCGACCCCTTTGATATAAAGTGTAGCGTTACTGGGCGGAACCCCACCGTACTCCCAGCTCTTCCTTTCGGTTATCCCCTATGCCACAACGATGTCTAGAACATCTAAACGCTACTTCAGTACTGTTATTTATTCACCAGTTATGAATTTTTAATATTAACTTGAAGAATATTTTTGACCATGAAGGATGGTGTCTCACCTTCAAAGCCTGAGCCCTTGTTCAACTTGCTGAGCATAGAAAGTGCCGGCATCTTATGATCAGTAGACATAATGTACTGATCAGTCTTTTTCTCCTTGATCAAGTAGTTGCCAGAATACTGTTCGAGTACATAATTCGGCTTGTTCTTCACTTGAAGTTCTCCATCTTGCTACGATCAAACTTAGAACGCTTCTTGAAAAAGTCAGAGTCACGTTCACCAAACTCGGATTTATCCATCACTGGTTTGTCATCCATTAAGTCTTGTGCTGACTCATCCACATCATATAGTCGCATCTTTGACCTATCCACTCCAATCACAAAGCGCTTGTATCTGGATGGGTCGGTATACCTGTTCTTCAACTGCTTAACCATCAACTGGCTCAATGCTTCTAGTTCCTCACTATTGATAAGGGCAAACATCGAGTCAGCAGTAGCAGGCAGACCAAACGATTCAGACGTATCGGTTAGATCCACATCGCTGTTACTGAAGCCTGAACGTGTAGTCTGTGTTGCAGTCATAATAGGAATATTAAACTCTACCGCCAGACCTCTAAGCTCTTCTGCAATAGCCTTGACGTAAGTATAGCTGTTTACGTTTGCGGTATACTTAATCCTGCTAGATGCACAGATGTTGATATAGTCAATATAGACCATGTCAGGTATAAAGTTCTTCTTGAGTCTAAGCTCATTCAGAAGGTGTCTGAAGTTTGCAGAGCCTGCAGAAGAGGTAGGATATTCCTTGATGATGAGCCTACCGGTAGTCTTACTCTTTACCTTGGCAATCTTCTTCTGGAAAGACTCCAGTGACATCACCGACAATTCTTCAATTGTCACATCGAGAAGATTGGCGTCAATACGTTCTGCAATACGTTCCTCAGC